TTGTTACCTGAGCAACAGCGTCTCCCTTCAATATAAGTATGTCTCCAATAGCGAAACCTTGAGTGTCTATACTGTCTAAATCGTCTGCCGCTACCGAAGCCTCGGTGTCAACAACAACTTCTGTTATAGAAGACTTTCTTGCAAGGGCTATGTTTCCTGAAGATATGTTTACCGATTGGCTGTTTATTGCTCCATTGAGGTGCTTTGGAACGACATACTGTGTGATCTCTATAGCGTTGGTTAAGTCTCCAGGCTGCGCTATCCCGTCTCCAGGGAAAGTTCCTGTTCCATAATCCGCATCAAGGAAGAATCTGTATCCTGAAGCCTCATCAGAATCCGCATCAAAATTACTTCCACCATCAATATCGGTAGTTGTGAATGTTATTGTAGCAGGATTGGTCGAAGCCATAGTTATAGAAAGCCCGTTAACATCGCTTCCTGAAGCTTCATCGGCATATAAGGTTATCACGCTGCCATTTACCGAAGCTGTGTAGTCCGGTCCTGTAGCGGGTGTAAATTCATTTATAGCTGAGGCTATCGCTGTAGCTAAATCATCGGTGGTTGCTGTAGTAGCCACTGAAGCCGATATTTGATTTACAGCGTTAATAGTAACACCAGTAACATTCTCAGCAACAACCGAAGCTGTAACTGTTATGGTTCCTGTGGCTATCCTGTTTACGGACTCCGCAAAAGATTGAGCGCCTAGCAACTTAGCGTCTCTTTCGCCCGGAGAGTCATTGTTAATGTTTTGAAGGACAGAAACACCATCGGGTGCTGTTGCGTAAATAAGCCCTAATCCTATACCTAAATGTGAAACTCCTTTAGCCATTATTTTATGCTATTAATGTGATTTGACATTTTATTTGAGAGGCTGCCAACTGTAACCCAAACCCAGACGAAGGCGAACCGTCAGCAAACCTAAACCTAAAGTCCATAGATGTGCTGTCTTGCGTTAAGACCTCTACCTCAAGGTTTGCTTTAGTGTCAAAGTCATACTTAACACCCTGCGCCCCATAAAACCCACCAAAATTTCCAGAGGTAGATTCGGTTAATGTTATCATCGGCTTATACTCTAAAGCCCCCTGAACATCCCAAAAGTTAGACAATATAAAACCTGTATTCGCTTTCTGCCAATCAGAAAAAGAAGAGGTTATTCTGTTAACCAACGAAATACCTGTGTCTGTAAACGCAGTACCCGTCTTAGCTATATCAGATATAGTTATAACAGGCAACGAAGCTCCATTCATGTCTATTACCACATTAAATGACAGTATGTTTGGAACATCAGATACGTTTGCCGAAATGGTGTATGTTTTGTTTCCTGAGCCATCTATAAGAGGGGGTGGAATTGTTATTCCTGTTCCAGCAACTACAGTGGTGTTAAATAAGTTGTTTACCTTAGTCACAAAAGCACCGTCTATAGATACCGTGTATGTCGTTGTGCTACCAACAGTATTAGACGTAACAGTAACAGGACTTCCGCCTGAATCAACAACAATGTTTCCCCCAGAAACCCCTGCTAAACCTACAACAGGAACAGGTTCGCCATCAACACACCCACACCCAGGCTCACAGTTGCCTATTCTTAATATCTCAGCAGTATATTCATCAACTTTACTTGTCTCCCCGCACCTTATCGCTGTACCTATAGCACTAGCGTAAACATTCATTTGAATAAAGTTGTCTAAGTGTTGTGCTTCTAAAACTTTATTAACACCTCTTTCCTTCACATATCTGCCATACTCAGCCTTAAGACAACAATAAATATCACAAACCCTTGCGTCACAAGAAACATCTAAAGTTTCTGTTCCTACAATTTGGTCGGTAATTATATAATTTGCCGATATGTTGTAAGTAAGATCAGAAGTTATCTTAGACTGGTGTTGCTCCGTATAAAATGTGCTTGTCGTAATAAGCACTCCTGTACTCTGAAGTTCAGTCAGCTCTAGCGAAGCAGGATAAAATACCTTGTGGTCACGAACTATTGTAGGCAAAACCCCACCAACAGTATAGGCGGTGGAATCCTGAGAGCTTAATTCGGGTTTTACACAATCGGCTGTTAATTCAATAGCTATTGTTGGAGAAATATATGTAAAATCAAAATCCCTAGTTAAAACAACAACCTCTGAATCAGGAGCAGACTCAGTAACTGTGTACTGCACACTATAGTTCCCTGGGACAACGGTTCCGTCTGGAAGCGTAGGCAGCACTATAGGCGTGTCATTTGTTGTTGTCGTTAAAGGGTCAGTTATTGTGTTGGCTATAGTTGATCCTGTGGGCGTTGTAACAAGAATAGCCCCAGAAGCAGCCGTAACACTCTGTCCTGCATAATCAGTAAGGTCTGTGATAAGCAACTCCTTGTTTGGAGAAAGTTCCAGTTGGAAGGTTGCTGAGAAGTCTATGGTAGTTAGCATTATTGCTTAATTTGAGTTCTACAAATATAGATGTTATTTTCCAAAAAAATAGGGTAGCGCAAACCGCCACCCTATCTGTAAAACAAATTGTTGATAATACTGTTATACAGCAACAGGTTCCGGCTGCAGCATTGAAGTTATCTTTGCTTTTAATTCATCGTCTGATTTAATTGCTTTAACAATATTTTTTCGCCCTTTTGCGAAGTTATAGTATTTATCTGTTACTTTTTCACCCTTAATATGATACCAAGGGCCTGTTTTAGCCTTAATGATTACATAAGCTTTTTCAGCCTGTTCTGCCAGCTTATATGGATCGGAAGACGGTTTTGCAGGAAACACAGGAGCCAACGGGTCTGCATCTAAAGTTGCGGTTTTCGGCTCTGGTGTTGATGGATTCTCTATTTCCGCTGCCTTTCTTTTTATAGACTCAGGAAGGTCTGCATCCTCATCTATTCCTAGAACACGACAGATTTCTTCATACACCTCTAATCCAGCCTCCTTAGACAAATATTCTACAAAATAATCAGTTGCATCAGAACTTATTGGCGCTCGAAGAATGTCTTTTCCACTTTGCTTCCAGCTAATGATGTTAGAATTATCATTAATCTCTAAAACACCCTCTTCTATCGCTCTTAACACCCGATGCTTCTTTGTCATTTCAGGCTTGCCGCTAATCTCATTGAATGACTCAGGGTTTCTTTGGGCGTACACTATAAGGTCTTGCTTAAGGTCTTCAGTTATCTTATTCTTATAAGGAATACCCAAAACCATAGCGTGAGTTTCTAAAGAAGTTTTATTCATGTTATGAATCTTCCACTTCACCTCAGTAACAAGCCTATCATCTGAAACAAATTTCTCTCCCTTTTTACCTGGAATGTCCTCATAAAAGAGAATGTTTTTCTTTGTGTCTCTCCTGGGTTTTGCTCCGTTATAATCAGTAAGACGACAATACTCAAGCATAGCCCTCTCCATATAATGAATACCAAGATGTCCGTAGTTTAATTTTATAACACCTAAACGCCTTCGGTCTTGTGCTTGTTCCGATTGCTCATCTGCAAATATAGATGGCTCACCAGGAACGTATCTTATTTTTACTTTTTTACCTACTATTTCTCCCTTGTCGTTGGCCTCTTCTACATATATCTCATCTTCTGCTGGAATTTTTTCTGAAGCAGGATACGCCAAATCTTCCGCTGGCGCATTAGGGTTGTAGTTGTTAGATACGAAATAGATAGTTCCTCTTGATTGATCCTGTTCAAGAACAGATTTACTTGTTTTCATTTTAAATTAGATTAAATTAGATTAAATTAAAATAAAGCTACAGCGACACAATCAGCATCGCTGTAGCTTTTAAGGTTTATTACGCCTGCTTGATGTACGCAAAACGGTTTCCAGCAAAACCTTCAAAACCACAATGCGAAATGTATCGGGTTTCAAATTGGTCTTTACCAGCCTCACTGTTTTGCAACAAGCTTACGGCAGCGGTAACAAGCTCACGGCTTTCTCCTGTATCAGGATCAGCTAGGTATCGCTTACGCAAAGAAGGAATTTCTTCTCGCGTCTTACCGTCCATCTGATTGTCCATTGGAATAACCATTCCCTCGTTAGGGAAGCCATACCCATCAGCTCCGTAGGTCTGCAAGTCGTTAAACGTGCTGTACGTCTTCTTATGGAAGGTGTACTCACCTATTCGGAATGTGCTGAACTCTAGGTTTACAGCCTTCTCTTCTGGGAAATTAAAGTTTCCGTAGCTAATTGCTCCAGCTTGGAATCGGTCTCCCAATTCACGGTCAATCTGTAAAGACAAATTGATACCAGCCATAAGCATATTTTGCTTAGAACCTTTCTGCTTATCCAATTCCTTAACTAAGTCCTCTGCATCAGCAAGAGTCCAACCAGTCAAAGAAGAATAGTTAGACAAGTTACCTTGGCTAAGGATGAAAGGAATAAGACCTTGAGTATAAGTAATTGGAGAATCGGCTGCTGCCGCTTCATTCATTACACCTGCAGTTGTAGCACTAGCAAAATCGCCAATCAATAAAGAAGACTCACGAAAGTTCAAGAACTTAATCAAAGTGTCTGACTCACCCTTAATAGACCAGGTGTAACCCATTTGGCCTGTTTCTGGATTTTGAGTCTCAACCCAAAGAACAACATTCTTTTCAGAACCTGTAATCTGGTGAGTGTCTTTGATGATCTGAAGGTTATTAGTAAACTTCAGGGTTCTGTTCTGACGGCCTACTGGCTGTGCGGAACCTTCTCCAAAAGCATTACCATAAATGAAAATCTCAGTATCAGCAGCAATAGCAGGGATAGCTGTTGCTGTTAATGCTGCTGCATCAAAAGTAGTTGCAGTCACCGCAGTAACTCGCGCTCTAACATAGTTAGATGCTGAAACAACGCCACTAGCAGGCTTAATAAGAATTAAGTCTCCAACTCTTGCCGGATTAGTGGCAACATTGTTTGTAGAAAACGTAGGAGGCGTATTCTGAGTAAAAGACAAGTTTGCTGCTGCTGCAGTTGTAAAAGTTGCAGTAGCACCACCAGCACCACCATTGTTAGCAAGTAACTTTGGCATCAAGCGGTCTGCTTCATGATGTTCATATTCTAAAGATGATGTTGGTTTTGAATGTCCAACAGTATCTAATATTCCTGAAAGCATCTCATACCCGTATCTCTGGGTAAGAACACTTTCCACATCTGGTCTGTGAAGATCAAATGCTGCCACATAATTATATTCGGCTCGCACTCGTTGTGCTGCCGGAACAAAAGCTGCCATTTTATTTTAGTTTTAAGCAGTTAAACATAGGTTAAATTCTGCCGCCCAATTTGTCGGCTATTTGCTGTGTTATAGACTTCCCTTCTTTAGACGATTTAACAGAACCTTTCACTGAAGGGTTCTTTAGTCCATCAACTATAGATTTCCTGCCCATAGACACGGCTTGTTTATGAATGGCCTTTATTATTTTGTCATAATTATTAAGAATGGTCATTTCCTTACGAAGCTTATTCATATCGGTGTCTCCATTCTTATTAACATAACGGCTAATGGGGTTTTGCATCGAAGCAGCTATGTCTTTGATTGAATTGCTGTCTACTTGAAAATCAAATTTGTAATCTTTCTCGATCTCAAACGATTCTCTGGAGTAGTCCATCAAATTATTATCAACGACTTGCTTCCATTTTTGAGCATCTTCTTTCTTTTTCATTTCCGCCTGCTCACGCTGTTTTGCAGCATCAACAGGGTTTATTGAATTAGATTGTGGTAGCTCAAGCTCCGACTCCTTCTTTAAAAGGTCCTTCTTGGCTTTCCTCGCCATTCTTGACATTTTAGCTTTAGAAACCTCATTCTCCTCTGCCTCATCATCGTCTTCATCTATAGGGTAATCAAGCTTCAGCAATATTTCCATCTCCCTATCTGTTGCCTCTGGGTCCTCTTGCTGCATCTGCAGCTTAAGTAACCTTCTAGCATCTGAGGGATTTGCAGGATCAAGTTCGCTTATTCCAAGCGACTGAAACTTTAAGACCTGTGCGATGTCAACGCCATTTTTAGCTAGGTCATTCAATTTTTGGATTTGCTCATTAGCGAACACATCCTCCGGCTTCTGTTCGGCCTTTTCAACCAACGCTTCAAGCGTTTCAAACTTCCCTTGCGTCTGCTCTTTAATCAAAGCATTTACATCAACAGAGTCTGAACTTGAAGTGGGGTCTTCCGACTTCTCTTCTTCCGGTTTATTTTCAGTATGTAAAGAACTTTCTGTCTCTTTGAGAAGCACTTCTTTTAGCTCCTCCTCACTTTTGTCTTTATTCTCTTCTCTGCCAGCTATCTCATCGAGCTTGCCTTGAAGCTCTTTCTCTTGGTCTGATGTAATCTCCGTCTCCTCAACCTTAGCTTCTTCAGCTTTCGTTTCTTCAACTTTTACATCTTCCCCTGAAGAGGTTTCCTGCTTTGTTTCTGCCACAGGCTGCTCTTCTTTTGGTTCCTCTTTTTGCTCCTCAACCTTTGGTTCTGGAGCTGGCTTACCGCTCATTTGAGCTACTATCTGCTGTGCAACAGCATCTGGTACTCGCGGTGTTACTGGCGCTGTACTCATTATGTTGATAAATTAAATTAAATTAGATTAGATATTCGCAAATTTACACGCTACATTTGTAATCATACAACCAATATATATTAACCAATATTATATGTACGTTAACAAAGATAAAATCAAAAACCTCAGAAAAGAGCTTGGGTTAACTCAAGAAAACCTTGCCTACGACTGCGACACTAGCTCCAGTGTAATAATCAAAATAGAGAACGGGGAGAGCAAGCACCCATCAATTACCACTGTGGTTAACATCGCTGACGCTTTAGGGGTAGATATTAATGAAATATTGTTAAGAACTTAGGGGGCTACGCTCGGTTTAGCGCCCACTCCGGTAAAAGCCTTTGGCTGCGGCATAGTCTTAGATAATGCGGTGCTTTTAAAATTACCCTCTTCAGCTTGTTCAATATGAATAGACTTGTATTCATTCTGAAGTGCAATCTCCTTCATCTTTCTTTCATGCTGCTTTTGAGCGTTAGCGTCTTCAAGCTCTGCTTTGAGCTTAATTTGCTCTGCTTCAGCAGCAGACTCAGCTTGAATCTTCATCAAATCCCCTTGTGCCGCAGCCATAGCGGATTCTTTTTGTATTAAAGCGTTTTGTTGTGATGCTGCCGCTGCCTCCTCTTGCTTCTCTTTAGAGTATTGTTTTTTTCTTAATACCAGGAATTGATTTGCCAACTTAATGTTAGGAATACTTCTTACTGTAATGGAGTCCTCCAACCTTATGTCTTGGGTTTGCAACGCTCTTTCTATGTCTCTGTTTAACTGAACCTGATCTTCTTCCGTAGGTAATGCCTCAACATTAATACCAAATTCAGCCATGGATATGTCGTTGCCCTCCTTAAGAACCTCAACGCTATTTTTTCCTATAGCATTAAAAAACCCTTCAAGTCCATTTTTAGATTCACTCATATCTTGAATCATAAGGGTTGACATTACTGCCGCTCTTTGATAAATATTAAGATACGCTCCTTGAATAACTCTAGTGGAGTTTCTGCTTGCATCTAACGAAAGCTCCTGAGTACGAACAGGCGCGTCTTTGTCTAAAGAACTAGCCTCCCTTAATTCATTAATCCCTGTAACGTCACGTATCTGCTGCTTATGATAATTATACAAGCCAATCATTTCCTGAAGCGCATTTCCTATAGAGTTCTTTATTTCTTTTATTGGCTGGCGATTCATAGGCATACCGTCCTCTCCCTCGCCATTATAGTAATATACCCCCGTTTGCTGATATAGCTCCTGAAGTTCTAGCGGGGAAGCCGAATCTCTTCCTTTTCCTAAAAGGACATCTTTTAGCGCCCCCACATCTACAGAAATTCCTGGGGGAGTGAGTTTAGCAACTAAATTCTGAATCTTTAGTGCTATAATCTGAATGTTGTCTGCGTGAGGAATCATTCGCTCCACAAGGGAAGCGTTTTCCATGTCATACTGGTCTGGAGAATAGATGATAAAAGATAAATCAGTATCTGGAGAATACGCCCCTGCGGTCTTTTGTCTAGGCTGATCTTTCCTTTTTCCGTAGCTAAAGGTATAATCAGTTCCAATTACCCAATATCCAGCATACACGTTATCTATTCCCTTCTCTGTTGTTTCACCCTTAGATTTACCAGGGCTTTTTTTCTCCTCATAATAAAAGCCGCCAAAATCGTTTGTTTTGCTTACATAAGTGTTGGTGTCTATTGAGTGGAACTCGCAGTCCAACACTGAAACGGTAAAGTCATCGTACTCTGTAATGCTTCCAACGTTGGAAACTCCGTAGTTGTTGTAATACCTTTGGTAAGAGTTTCCATAAGACCACGCTCTGTTTCCGTTCCTATTAGAGTGTGATTTTGCGATTTTAAAAAGGTCTTCTTCGGACAGCTCTCCCCTGGAAAGTCTTCGGAGCTGGTGGATTTCCATTTGCAATATTTCTCCGGCATACTTAATATCTTCATAATCGTCTTTATCTGTAAAGGGAAGAATTAGATTAACGGGATCAACATAGCGTATGCTTATGTTGTGGTTTTCGTCATAAAAACATCGCGCAGCGGCTCTCTTTAAAACAATCATGTCTCGGTAAATCTTCCGAGCCACCTCATCCCATTTGTTGTTGGAAAACACAAAATCTAAAGCCTCTTCCATAGCTATTTCAGTGTCCTGCTTAAAGTTGAGGTCCATGTGCAGGTCTATCTCTTCCTTGCTTTCAGGAATCATTTCCCCGTCAGGAATCATCGTCTTAATTCCTGTTTTAGCTTTTAGCATATTGTGGAAATCCTTAAGCTCTAAATTAGCTTTGAGCTTGTTCCGCTCATCATCCTTTGATGTTCTTGATTCTGGGTCTATAGCGTTACACTCGATTTTGTACTTGTGGTTAATCATCTCACCCACAAGCAAATCAACGTATTTGGGAATGACTTTTATTATAGAATAGTCAAGATTGATGTAGGCTGTGTCCCCCTCCATATCAAGGAGATTCTTATACTTATCAACACTTTGTAAGCCTTCAGCATACTTTCTGTTGATAACATACCTATTATTAGTCTGACTGTAAAACCCTCCCTGATTATAATATCGGGAATACACAGCCTTAAAATACTTAATTCCGTATTCTTTGCTTTCTTTAACAGATGTGGGAACAAACTCTGAAGGGAAGCCAACCTCCTCTACTTCAGGGATAGAACTGTATGCCATTTTAAGATAAGAAAGTTTTTACAAATATAATCTTTTATCTTAATCTTTTTCCCACAACACCCCTTATATCATAGACCTTTGTAAATGTCTGTACTCCTTCTGGGTTTCTTTTAGGTTTTGTTTGGTATTTTCTTTCTGCCAACAAAGCCAGACCAGAAGAAACCGAGCTATCGTGAGGAGTCCAATTTTCAGGATCAAACTCAATCCAGTCCTGAAGAGTTTCATCAAATGGGTTGAAAGCGAATCTTTGCTGCTCATCTATCCATCCACAGTTATCATAAACCTCTGTTTGTATTGCTTCAATTAGAGCTGTTCTTGCGGCATCTCCAGTCATAGGTATTCCTGGTTCTTTTTGGTTTTTAGAAGAGAATCCGGTGTGTGTTGGGTCGGGGCGCATCATTAAATACTTATCATATCCCCGAACACGAAAATGGTTGTTTAGTCCTATTTTATTGGTTTCTGGAAGAATCTCACAGCCGTAAAAGAAGCAGGCAATCAAAATATCTTCATAAAATATTTCTGGCTTTGGGGGTCTAGCTAAATAATGTGCTACGAAGCATTTTGTTTTATGCGGATTCATGGGATCAAACTTTCTTCTTATGTGGCACGAAGCATCTGACTTTCTCCCGTCTGTTGTTTTTTTATGGTCAAACGGGTCAACCCCCGCACACACATGAGCGGTATTTCCTGGCCTTCTTTTACCGTATCTAATTTCATATTTATTTCTAACCTCTGCGTCCCTGTCTTGTGGCATCCATGCGACCCTCCATTTTCCGTTAGGGTCATTTACGAATCTAGCTTCCTCGTCTTCTGTTACCCAAATAAAGTTCCCTCTTACTATTGTATTTGGAGGCAGACCTACATTCTCTTCTTTTTGTGTATAAATCCTGTCAAGATCAAACGGAGACTCTTTATTGTCTACTCTAAAAGCTTCTTCAGGGGTGAAAGGGTAAAGTCTTTTTTCTGCTGACAGGTCTGCCCCTTCCAATCCATCTCTTTTGCTTTCTAGGTATTTTTTTGCACCCTCTTGGTCTGAGTATCCGTATTCATCTATAAAGCCCTCAAGCCCGAAATAAGCGGGTTTAAAATATCGGTACAACCCTGATGGGGTTCTGCCGTCACCCTTCCTTTCGTTGGGGTCTGATTTTAACCAAATTTTATAACAGTTCTCTCCACCCTTTTTGGTCATCTCTTCTACAGTGGTGGTCAATATGGCTTTTCCTATAATTCGATTACCAATAGCCAAACACTCTTTACAGATAGTCCAACGAACATCTACATCTACCTCAACTGTTTTCCCAATTTCATCGTGGTACATTATTTTTTGCTTAGTACCATCATAAGCTTCTTCTGTGGCGGGTTGAAAGTCTATTTGTGAGTTTAGAACCTGTTTATAGACCTTTCTCTTTCCTTTGGAGCTACGAACAGCAGGCTCTTCAAATCTAAGCACCTGAGAAGGTCTTGTTTCTCCTGTGTCGGTGGGCTTCCAGAAATCGGGCAGCTTTTTCCAACAACTAACAAGCTTACCAAAAACTTTTTTAGCATCTTCTCTGGTTTTGCTTTGAATACCTCCGTTAGATTCTTCTGTTTTGCTTATTGTCTCATAAACAATTTCACACCCTCTCCATGTTTTTCCGCCCCGCCTTCCCTCTACGTCTATCATTCCAAAGCAGTCTTCGTCCATAGAACAATGTTGCCAGAAATAATAAAAGTCCCTATCTGAATCCCTCCATTGGGGCAGACCTACATCTATTTTCCAATATGTACAATAGAAATAATGAGCGCCAGTCATGTACTCTAGGTTTCCGGCATTATAAAACCAGAACCCCTCTCTTCTCCTTAATAGCTCTTGCTTAAGAAATTCTTTTTGCTCTTCTTCAGGGAGGGTGTAGAAGTTCTTAGGAATTTGTGGGGGAGTCCATCTTTGCTGTGATGGTGGAAGCCCATAATTCATTATCTCCTCTTTATTTTGAGGAGGTTTTGGAAGCAGGACTGTTATTTCTCCTATCTTTCTTTCTCTTACAAAAGAGCTATGGGATTGAGCTGTTTTCCTCATGAAGTACAGAGTCTAATAAATTTCCTGCCTCTTTTTTAGCATCGAGAATATCTTCTGGGCTTATTTGTTTTTCTAGCCACATTAAGTTCTCTATTATTGGCTTCGACTTTTCCAAAAACTTAAAATATCTCTCTGCAAGTTTATCGTCTTTGTCTGTTAGCGATTTAAGATCAAGCAGCTTAAATGGGACCATATTCCCTGAGTCGTCCTCATATTCAGACTGAGAAAACGTATCCGAAACCTCGTCTACTTGTTTTTTAAGACCTATATAGAATTTTGCTATAGTTTTTTTAGACTTAAAATTCTGTAGCTGCCGCTCTAGTTCTTCGACATATTTAAGAACCTTTGAGTCTTTAATATTCGGCCTTTCCATTACACAACAGCATAAACCTCTTGCTCTCGCATAATTAAAACTGTTTCTCCGTCATGATCTATTTCCGATCCAGCTCCTTTAGCATAAAGGACGTTATCGCCTTTTTTAACTATCATTTCGGGGTCATCTCCAGCAGCAAGGACCTCTCCTTTTTGGGGTTTCTCTACAGCCTGAGATGGTAAAATAATGCCTCCAGAAGTTTTTTCTTTTACAGGCTCTGGACGAACAACAAGCCTGTTGGATAGTGGGGTAAGTTTCATTTTAATTAAATTAGATTAGATTAAAGCAAATATAAAAAAAAGGGGCCAGATTGCTCCAGCCCCCTTTCAACAAGTAGAGAAAAAGAGATATTATAAAGCCTGTATCAACGAATCAAGAGCTGTAACAGTCTCAACAACCTTGATTTCATCTTGACTAGCGCCTTCAGCATCATACATGATTTTTGAGCCGTTAGCTGGTGTTGCCGCTTCTATAGGAGCAATGTCGTTTACTCTATCTGCATTAATCTGAATAACAGATGTCCCGTCAGCCAAGTCAGTCACCTCTATAAGGGTTCCCGCTGCTGTAGAAATAGTAGACGCAGATTCATTCACATTAACATTTTTCCTAGAGGCTCCTTGATTTGAGTAAAGTACTTGCGCCCCTACAGAGTGAACTCCAGCAAGGTTTCCGCTAACATTAGCCGTACTTCCTGATACATAAGACACTGAAGAATCAACAGGTGTAAAAAACAATACATCCCCGTTGTTTGACAATACCAATCCTACAGCTAGATATGCTGCTGCAGAAGCAACAACAAAGTCAGATGCTGTGGTGGCTAAGTCTGTATTAAATGTAGCTAATTCTGTTACACCCTCTACAGTTACGTTTGCTGTGCCGCTTGATCCTGATAGCGTCACGTTAGTTGATTTAGCACTGTTTTCTGATACCTTAATAATATTGCTTGTTCCCAAGACAATCTCAGCACCTTCAGCACTTTTGGTTAATTTTATAGCAAATTCCGCCATGATAGTTTCTTTTTTAGATTATTTGATAAAAACAAAAATATACGTTTAGTTAGCTGATGTAGCAACTTTATCAACAGGTGTTGATAAGTTATTGTTTGTTACAGCTATTACGAATGTTGTTGCTCCGTGTTTTACGGTCATTTGTGCGCCTTGGGCGTTTTCTGCTGATTGCGTTGCTGGAGCGTCAGAGAACTCCTTTATTAATTCTTCTTGAATATTGCTATATGGTTCTGGGTTTAGGGTTATTGCTACAACGGAGTTAACCACTGTGGTATATTTCTCTATTGTTTTGGCTATTTCTGCCAGCGATTTAAGGCTTAATTTTTCCATGTGATTAATTTTGTACTACAGCTAATATATCTCGATCTTCCATACGATAGAGTGTTTGTCCCTCTATTTTGATGGGGTAGTCTGCGACTTTGGTGAATATAACTCTATCCCCTTCGTTGACTCCACATTCTTCTATTTTTGGTGACGGGCATCTCATTGTTCCGTTTTGTTTTACCACATCTGGGGATGATTTAATATATATTCCTGAAGCTGTTTTGTAGTTGCTTTCGTCTTCTTCTATTGGTTCTACTAGGTTCCAGTTTTCGAGCATTTGTATTCCTGTGGGGACCACCTTACAGTATATGGATTCATACCGTAGCATATACAGCAGTTTTCCGTTAACCATAATTTTATTTTCTTCATCGCACAGGAAGTGGTGTGTGTACACATGATCTCCTGGGGACAGCTCCATCCTTTTTCCGCTTTCCAATTTTGTTGGAATGTATCTTACTATTCCGTCTTGTGTTGCGTTTTCTGTGCTGTGGGGGTTAAAGTCGGTGTCGATAAATATTTCTGTTCCGTCTTCCAGTTTTTTCTTTCGCCCTCTTTCGGCATCGGCTTCAATAAACACGAAGTCTCGTATTGGTTTAAAGTCGCTTTCGTTAATTTCTAGCATTTGATTTAATTTAGATTTTATATTCTACTGTAATTGGCACGTTTTCAAAGGTTTTCCAAACGTATTCGTAATTATTTTTTTTAACATATACCATATACATGACAGCTCCCATGAGAAAGAAGTTGTTTTCATTTCTTTCTATTTTGCTTATTCTCATGGTTCCCACTGCGTTTCCGACTTTAAAGGTCATTCCGTCTTTAATATCGGGTCCTACGGTGATTTTAGATATTTCTTCTCCTAGCTGTGGTCTGTACATAATCTTGTTAGTTGTGTCTGTACCACAAAGGTAGGGACATTTGCATTACTCCGTATTTATTATCTGCGGCTTCTCCTACTGATGGCAGGTCCCACATACTAAAGTCTTCTCCCCCTTCTCTAATTGCGTTAATAACCTTAGCCACTCTGTTCATACAGAACTCATACTGGTCTGTTATCCAGTCCCAATCATCTTTTTGGAACTCATATAATGCTGCGTGGAATGGTGGTTCTTTTCCTGCCACCAGCCAGTAGTATGCTTCAATGTCGTCCATATACCCTGTTTTGAGGCATCCTTGCATTTGCATAATAGCTGAGAGGGGGTAATCGAGTTTAGCGCATTGTCCTGGGAACAGGTCTGCTCCTGGGGTTAGTGAGGTTTTAATATCTACGATAACTTTTTTCTTTTGTCTATCGAGGTCTGGTCGGGTTTTACATTTGACTCCTGTTTCGTGGTCCCAGAACAGTGATGTTTGGTAGTCGCTATTTTTTATTAATTTTTCTATGGTGGGATCAGAGAGGCATGAGTCTACCATTTGATTTAGGTATTCCTGGCTTTCTTTTCCTTCTGCGTTGATAACATATTTACCTGATTCGAGAATATCTTTTTTCCAAGTGTGGTTGACTTTGCTTGTCATTCCTTTCTCTTGGTCTGGTCTATTATCGGGGTCAAATATTGTTACTGCGCTATCATATTCTTTTGTTCCGTTGGCTCCATCTAGGAGTGCTATTTCAAATGCGTTTCCGAAGTCGAAGTGGCTTTTTCGTTCCTTATCGAATAATAGATACCAGGCGAAGTCTCTGCTGCTTTTTTTGGCTTTCTTCAGCCCTGTTGAGCTTACTATAAACGGATTGGAGTGGTACTCCTCTATGCTCATGTCTTTCTTTATCATTCTAATGTTTCTTTAAATCGTTTTTCTTTTTTTGTTTTCACCACTGTAATATTTTTCACTTCTGATCCTGAGTAGATGTCTGAGGCTATTCCTATTTCGCTGGCGCATTTCTTTAGTGCGTCTGTGGCTGCGGCCTTATACACATCTGCTCCTGGAACATCTGCGTCTGAGGAGAACCCTCCGAACTGCTCTTTGATGACTGTTTCTATTCCGCCTTTTACTGTGAGTCTCCCAAGCACCACAACGCTTTTGCCGACAGCTTTCCATTCTCGAACTTCAAAGTCCCAATTCCATCCGAACATAATGTTAAGAACCTTTTTTATGTAGCTCCCCTCCACATATTCGTATGGGTCTCCATTTGGGAACTCTCCTTTCATTACATATTGCTTCGGAGTTGGCGTGAGCATAAATGTTAGCTGATCTTCATTAAGGAAGCTTTCTGCCCTGGAAAGCTCTTCCTTGGTGTAGGTAATCTCTGGTTTTTTCATTTTGTTTTAAGTTGATTTAGTTTAAAGTTTTCCCAATGGGAGACAAATTTTTCGTAGGAGTCTATGATAAAAAAGTCTAGCCCTCCGATTAGGTGTATATTGATTCCATCGGCATTATGTTCTTCGTGGTATGATTTGTATGCTGCCATGACTGTTGAGAGGTCTATTGCTACTGGTTGTATTTTTTCTCCTCCTTCTATTCCGAGGTCGAGGTTTTGTTGTGTTGTTGTGAATATTTTGGATTGGTATATTTCTTTATTGTTCATGTGTTAGATATATTTTTTGAGGTATTGTATTGGGTTTTTGTGTGGTGTTTCTTTATCTGTCATAGCAATTCTTTTCTTATTAATACTTTTTTGTTTCCCTTTTTAATTTTCCTAAACCCTTTTGATGTTAGGCTAAATAGGTTATTAGATTTGTTATGATACCAAGTATTTGGAACTTTGCTTTCTGTTAAAGTTATAAATGGCATATTTTTATCATTTAAAACAATATCAGTGTGGACTTCTTTATCTTTCATACCTCAATTTCTGTTAATTCGTGTTTGGCTAGTCTGTTTCTTATCTCTAGTTCCAGTAGTCGAATCATATATTCAACGCTACTGCAATTACTTCTTGTAAATGAACAAAAATGTGAGCCATCTTTTTTAATAAAAACCCTAAAATGATACTTAACATCTTCATCTTCTATGCTTTCGTAGTTTGTAGAGCTAAGTTTGGCTCCAATCTTTCCGAATGTTACTTCGCAGTTTTCGCCCATTTCTGTTTTAATTACTTCCCTTAGTTTTTCTCTTAGTTCTATTAGTGTCATATCCCACATCTTTTTAGTTGGTTGATTAGTTCTGATTTATTTTTGATTGTGCCTGAGAAACAAGTATGATTATTATTTAAAATAACCAAACCTTGACTATCGGACAAAACGATTCTGTAACTATCTTTTTTAAATTCTTCCCAACCCGAATAACCATCAACGGGTATTCCTTGTACTCCAGGTTTCCATCCTAAACTCTCAATATCCTCTCGGTCTAGGTATTTGACTCTGTAGTTACAATCTGTGTGACAAGGAAAACTCATGTTTTCACACCACTCCACCTCACCCCATTCTGAAATCTCATACCTGTGACTATCCCACTTACTCTTAGCTTCTCTTACATCTTTCTTTTTTAATCCAGCATCATGCACATCTTCTATTCCATTAAACGTCCTTACGCTTTCCATTTCACATATAAACCCTACATGAAACTCTTCTATTTCTGGTGGATAGTATTTAGTTTCTTCAGTCATTGCCCTTATCTTCTTTTATATTGTAAAGCGCTCTTGCACCTTCTTCAAACTTGTTGTATCTCTCTATAAGAGGACTCACGTCTGCTTTTGAATCTTCCCAAAGCACATCGAAAGCTTCCTTCATAATGAAGTCTTTAGCCTCTTCGGTTATCTTATTGTATCTGTTTAGGTTTTCACTTTGTTTGCTCATATCTTAATCTTTAATCGTTTGCATCGTTCTTCAAATTCTGTGATGCCGTCTATACCGCCCAGAACCCTATGGTTCTTTGTAAGAAGCCCTACCGCTACTTTAAAGTGCTCATCGTCTTTATAACACAGGAGATATTGAACGGGAACATCTATAACCCTGTTCTCCCACCGTTCTCGGTCTTTTCTAAAAACCTCTTGTAGCTGTTCCCATGTGATAGGCTTGTTCATGTCTATCTTTATGGGTTCGATTTCCTTTATGGTCTGGAGAATCCCCTTGCCTTTAGGAATCTTGTTGTTCTCGTCTTGGTTTTTCTCTTTCATATCCCTAATTGTTTTAATATTCTTTTTAGTTCTGATTTATTTTTGATTGTGCCTGAAAAACCTACTTCACTTTGTTCATCAGAAATATTCCATCTCCAATCATCTATACTTTCTTTATATATCCAATATCTTCCACACTTACTATCGTACCAATATTTGTCAGTTTTAGATTGTTTAAACCCCAAACTCTCTATATCCTCCCTGTCTAGGCACTTTACTCTAGTATCATTTGCAGAAGCAAACCATAAACTTCCAAATTCTAAGTTTATTTCAAACTCTACCCATTCATTAGTTAAAGGGTCTTTTGCTTCATATTTAAAACCAGGATGAAACTCTTCTATTTCTGGTGTGTAGTATTTATTCATGGTGTTTTTTAATGTTACAAAAAAAAGTTATCCTATTATGTTGCCATAAATCTGCTAACATAAGGGGGGAGCTGTGTGAGCTAGAGTAAAGAGTAGGTGTGTTTCTTTCAGTTTTCATTTTGTTTTCGTAATTAGTTTAGAAAAAAACCTCAAAACGGAGGCAGAATATCACTTAATCAAACCCTTAGACTTTAAAACTAAAGCCTCACCCCTATCACAATAAACATAAGGAACAGCTAAACGCAAAACACGCTTCATATCATGAAACGTCCGAACATTACGCCAGTCTATCTCATACTTGCCCAAATCTCCAGATATGTCAACATCAACACTCATCTGACCAATATCCGCAACTCAAGACCCAACAAAACACACATACGCTCCAATATCTCAATAGAGGGATTACTCTTGCCCTGCTCTATCAAAGACAAATAAGACTGACTAATCCCAACACGATCAGCTAACTCATACTGCTTGATCCTACGACTACGCCTGACCTCACGCAAAACACCGTAATTCATAACCCACGAATTAATTTTACTATACGACTAACTGACTGTGGACGAAAAATACATCCAGTGGCAGTCGTAATACCCATAGAATTTAACTTCCCACAAATCTCACTGTAATTTAAACCCTTGTCCAAATACAAACTAACAAACTCCATCGCAACCCGATTACGGGACAACGACATACGCCTGCGAGACGCAGCACCCTTCAACCGAGCAGAATAAGTTAAATTAGAAGGAGTACCCATCTTCTCCCCCCTAGCCTTCTTAGCTCGTAAAGCATCACAAGTACGCTCACTGATCTTCTTGGCCTCCTGCTGGGCCATAGCCGCCATAACATGAATAGTGAACTCATTAGCACCAGGAATGTCACAAGCAACAAAACGAATCCCAGAATCCATAATCATAGAAGTAAAAGATACATTCCGAGATAAACGGTCCAACTTCGCTATCAATAAAGTACAACCACCCTCAGAACAAGCAGACAAAGCATAACCCAACTGCTCTCGATTATTATTGCGACCACTCTCAACCTCAGTGTACTCAGATAAAATAGTGTCACCAACACCACAATAACGAGAAACTATCTCCCGCTGTGACTCCAAACCCAAACCAGATTCACCCTGGCCAGAAGTGGAAACTCGATAATAAGCTATATATTCCATATCATTTGTTTTGACAAACATAATCACTTTTTTCGTAAAAAAAAAGAAAATATTACTATAGCAAATATTAATACCGATTCTGCGGGGCGAAAATAATAATCAATACAAAAGGAAACACCAAAACAAACCAAAACGAAAAACTAAAATAAATACCCCGCTTTTTTGACATTTTTAACTAGGTCCTTATTAGACCCTAATCAGGTCCTAATTAGGTCCTAATTTTTGACACTTTTGCCCAGTTTTATTTAGGCCCTTATTAGACCCTAATTTTTTTAAAAAAAATATTACAAAAAATTAAAAATGAAATCCAAAAATGTACAGGGGGGGGATAATATTATAAAACAAGGGGGTGGTAGTCACAAAACAAAATTGATTTGTGCCTATGGTGTACCCTGTTTTTATGCCAGTTTGCCCCCATGCAACGGTTCACACTCCTTAAACGGTCGTTTGTGGATAGGTATTTGCAGCACAAATGCGGCTATTTGCGCCACTTTTACCCCCTCTCTAGTGCTACACCCTACAGCCCACAAGAAAAGCGCATATAAGGTACGAGCGCGCGTCATGCGTGTACATTTGGAGGTGAAATAATAAAACTCAATTTATTTTTTTAATTTTGAAAATACATAAATTAAATTTAATCAAGTGGAAACAGCAGAATGTAAATACATCAAGATCAGAGTAAACAACAAGACACCGGAAAGAAGGCGATACTACGAGAGCGAACATAAGATATCTTATTGGTTTTGGCGAGCCGGCTACAGTCGCGGAGATATTGCGAAGGTATTAGAGTGTTCTGTGTTAACTTTGCCCAAGTATTTAAAAAATCCTTCTAAATATTTGACTGTTTCACATATTGAAAGAATTTGCAACCGTTTAGAAATTCCTTTTTTAGATTGTTGTAGTGTTATACGTAATGGTCAACTCCCCTAACTAGTACAATTATACCGCCCCGAATTTGAACTTTTTACACGGTCCAGGGATTACCAGGCGTTATATAATTGCGCCAAATTTACCCATTTTAATACATACGTATAAAAATTATTCTCTCTGATTTTCAGGCACTTACGACTTTATTTGATTTTTTATTTGCATTTTAAATTTTTTATAGCATATCTTTGTTGCCGTAATCGCAACGAAGCAATTGCATCAAAAACAAAACAAAATGAAAAACACAACAACACCGCAACAAGCTAACGAGGTTACCGAGGTTGCACCAAAGAAAGCATACAAAATGCCGAAAAGCTTAAAAGCTAAATGCAAAGCTAATAACGCATGGAAAAAAAGCGTTTTTAGTTTAACCGGATTGTATAAATATATGCAAGGCGAAGGGAAACCTCACGTTGAAAACTATCTAAAAAACATTGATAGCGATCTACAGGTTGAAAAGATAACAAAAAAGGCAATTATAGATAATTTGAGCGACTTTGAAAGGTTCAAAGCTTTGAAAAACGAAAACGGGGAAACGGTAAAAGATGAAGAAGGAAAAACCGTTTTGAATAAAGAAGAGCGAAAAACGGAATTTAAGTTTTACACGCTATTAAATTGCGTGGGCAGAATCGCCAAAAATCAAAAATAATTGTTTCAGGGTGTGACGGTCAAAATTTAAAGGTTCGACTCCTTTGCGCCCTCTGTTCTTTGGCTGCGTTAATTGCCTAAAATAACGCCTATATAATTTGAAACGTCAAAACGTCAACGACTTTTGACCGCTTAACGTCAACGACTTGAGCCTATTTATTTAGTATATTCTTTGATATCTTGTACCACTTGCAATTATACCGCCCCAAATTTAAACTTTTTTGAACGGGCGCAAAATTAAAAGCAAGGTAATAAAACATATTCCCGTTGATGGTAGGGGATATAGATAGCAGCAGACTATTTTTTGTAATAGTCATCCGGTCGGTGGGCTGAACACGCCAAAAAAGCAGTGCCAAATGGAAAAAAGGCAGGGCGTGACTACGTGAGAAGCAGCAAGGTGAGGAGCTTTGTATTTAATGCGGTACGTCTGAGCGTAGTATATGAGTATTCAAACACTAGAGAAGTTTTGAAGGTGAGCCAGTGCAGGCAGGAAATCCATAATATGCACAAAGGAACTACAGCCGAATAATATCAGGAAACAAGTTAACGCAAAAAAGCACGATCATAAAACGTGAAAAACAAAACTGCAAGACTTAAAAACCGGAAATTATTCCCTAAGCTGTCAACGGGGAACAAATAAACCGTTGTAAAACAAACTCGTAAACAGATGCCGCGTCCCGTAAGACGTTAAAAATAGGTTGAGTGGTGCAAATCCGCCATGCGAGCTAAACCAAAACCAAAACCAAAACAAGATGAAAAAAGTAAACATCCAAGCGGAAGTTAAAAAAATAGCTGACCGCAGAAACAAGAGAAGAAACCTGTACAGGGAACTAATAATTCCAAAGGCAAAAGAAATCGCCTTCAATCTTGATAAAGATTGGAAAGACTGTATAAACAGGGCAAAAAAAGAACTCCTTTTATTCCAAGTAGAACTAAACTGAAAGAAATGTATAAAATAAAACAAAATGAACACGATGAATTAATTGCTCTAGGCAAATACGGAGAGGAAACGATTCATTTAATTCATTGTGCTGAAACAATAGAGGACTTGAAAAATGATGTGGCAACGCCATACATAGTAGCAGAAGAATGTACAAATTTTGCAAGAGTGCATTTAGTTACCGACTTCTCAGAAGATGAAGCACTACAACAGGTGGACGAATACCTTAGAGAAAAAGAAGGTGTTGAAGAAACGCATCTAATAGGTGTTTTTGAAGCTGAGGTAGTCTGCTCCCGATTTTGAACTTTTTAAAACCAAAACAAGATGAAGAAACTAAAACCACTATCCCAAAAGCCACTATACAGTCAATTCTATCACATATTTGGAGAAAACTATAACTGGAACCAAGATAGACTTGACCGAAAAACGGTAAAAGGACACGTATTAGACACCGAAACGGGTGATCTATACGCTTTAGCCACAGAAGAAGAGGAAATAGCTTACAAAGCAAAAAAAGAGCGAGTATTAAAAAAGCTGAAAGAAAGAGCAGCGCACAAATACGACCACCACCCAATCCCCATAATAGACTACAACAACCCCGAAAGATGGAAAGAAGGGCTGAAAACAGCAAAAGACGACATGAGCAAAGCGGTTGAAATGTGCGAAGAGGCTTATTGGCACTTTCTCGAATGTGTGCCACCAAAAGTGCTTGAGCCTGGAGCCTACGTCTGCGGTGAACCATACACACACAACAGCAAAGGAGAACCAGTCTACCTGTGCGGGATACAAAGAGGGAAAAGATATTTTGCCCAATACGGAACAGTAAAACAATTTAAAAACAGAGAATTATTTAAGTCAAACCACATATAAAACCAAAACAAAATGAAAAATTTAGAACAAATTAGATTAGACAGGCTAAACAGTAGATTAACCTCTTTGCTGAATGACCCTAGCGCAACAGCAGAAACAATTGACGAGGCAGTAGCAGCGATAAAACAAGCTGAGAAAGACAAAAAGAAAGCTAATTTTAAGGCTCGATTGGAGTACGTTAACAAAGAACACGAAAAAAGAAGAAACCTTCTCCGCAAATGGTTGGAAATTGACTTTCCAAACGAGGACATAACCAACCAAGATATGACATTCCACTCAACTAAAATGAGAAAGGTTGAGGGACTTGTCGAACTTGTTACAGGTGGGTATGTTACCGCGAAATTTGAGAACGGACACTACACAGAAATAAAAACGGGGGGAGGTTCCTTTAGGATTTTAGCTTCTGAGTACAAGTACAACGAGCCGACAAAATACTTTCCTTTTGAGACCTTTGAAAAAGCTTGCAAGCATAATGGTATAAAGCCCGAAAAGGTATCATTCGCAAAAGCCTGGAGCAACGCGCAGAAAATAGAGAGGGAAGGCGAAAAGATCAGAGAACTAATAAAAAAGCATGGCGAAAAGGTGGAAAGCCTAGATAAACACTTCTTAGAGAGTGAGAATTTAATCGATAGGCTATCTGAAGGAAAACTATATACAAACAGAATCTAACAACTAAAAACAAAACAAAATGAAACAGAAAATAGTGAACTCAATAGACTTAATCTCAGGACTAATGCCATACGTGGTGATAGGACTGTTTGTGGTGTTGTTAATATACAATGCTGCTGTACATGGGGTTATGTAAAATTATACCGCCCCGATTTTGAACTTTTAAACAAAATGAAATGAGCAAAAACAAGGCTAAAAAAATATTCGCCAGACTTGCGTTTGAAGATATTATAGTCCCTATTGAAGATCAGGAAAAAATATTTTCATCCACACAAACATATTTAATAGGATATGAAGATGAACACGGTGAAGAGTGCGAAGAAGATGGCACATTCCTAAATCAAAAAACAAAATGAAAACTATAAACCAAGTAAACGGAAGGATTAAAAATAATCAATCCGTTAAATTTTACGTTTCATTCAGAAACGACCACAACAACTGGAGAAACAAATATTTTGGATACAAAAGAAAAAGCGGAACTGAGAAAACGCCCCTAGTATCAAACGGGGTGTATTCTGAGTGCAACAAAGAGCTGCACCGCCTAACAGGAGAACCCAACATATATAGGTTCGATAGCTATAAACACGAAGTCTCAGAACACGGAACTGAAAGATACTTTCAATTCACACTAGACAGGTGCTTCATAAAAGGGATAACCATTAGGGTTTTTAGCACAAACTTTAAACCAATGGAAAACCTAAGATGGCAAGTCAAAAGCAATAAAACCATACAGGATTTTGATGCGGTGGGATACTTTAAAAAACACATCCTACCAAAATACCTATACCAAGAAGGGACAATGAGACTAATACAGGTCTTTAGAAACCTAAACAAACAAGAAGCTATAAAATACTACAAAAAACACCTGTACGGAGAGCTGATTAAACCTGGAGCCGTAAACACAACAGAAATGGAAGAGGTTAGTCTTAAAAAAAGACTGCTGAAGCTAAACATCCAAATCAGAGAACATTCGTGGTTCACACTAACACAACTAAGAAGAGCCATTAAACACGGATACCAGAAACAAAGAAAAATACTAGCAAAAGCACCAAACATCTTCGAGATTTACGAAGAAGCAACGCTACACGAAGATACCGAAAACGGTATTCTCAAATACTGTGAAGAAGAAATAAACGATCATCCTAAAAACACATTATTCGTATGAAACATCTAGTAAAAAACGGAAGGAAAATTAAAGGCTTTGTCTGGAAAGATCAACAAGGCGAATGGTGGTACGCCTTCGGGAAACCATCACAAAGCAACTTTATGGCTTTCGGATGCCGAGACAAAGAACACGGAATAGCGTGTGTAGAAATACCAACACTAAACCACTAAAACATGGAAGGAACATTTATGTACGCAAAACACAGTGGAGAATGTTGGGAAACAGGATACCACATAGCTAAAGGCGACAAGATGTACTACAGATACGCAAACAAAAAAGCATACTGTACCGCATCAACGCTATACAAACATGAACACAAAAAACTTAAACCATGAGCATAGAAACAGTACACATATTACGAAACGCTGCCGACAAAAACATAAAAAAATATTGTAAAGAATCGGGGGAGAGTTTTAGCCAAGTACGCAAAGAAATCTACCAAATGGCAGATGAATACAACACAAAGCTGCCCACAGACTTCTACAAAGAAGTATATAACCTAAGTATAACAATGCTAAACCCTTTTGATAAAAATGAAAACAATAACAGAAGAACAGTTCTATGAACAGTTTGAACTTATTCCAAACCATATCGACAACAACGCCTCTTTTTCTGGCGATATGTTTGAAACATACGGAGAAGAACTTGAGTTTGTTAGAGAACTAGCAAAACAAAAAAGAGTAGTAACAATAATAGAAGGAGACGAGGGTATGTACTACACAAGCGGTATGCACTTAGTTAATCGAATTGGATATTTAATAACAAAAAATCCAATAACATTTGAATTTGAAGCTAAAATAGACTAAAATGAAAACAACTAAAGTTACCTTCAAACAAGTCAAGGACTTGCTTGATAAAGAATACCATCTGGTTTACATAGACTACAGAGATAGCCTGGACCACTCCTTAGACAAGATTCAAACCTGTATCCACAAAGGAGATTGGGAAGCCTTAGACATGGGTGTTGAACATTGGCTTTTTGATGCTCAACAGTATGGGCTTGATTACGCACTAGACGAGCTTAAAAAAGAAATACAAAACAAGCTCGATATTGAAGAGGAAGATGCAGAAGAGATCATGGAGGAATATGAGGACGAAATCAGAGACACAATATACGACAGAGACTGTAGCACACCAATTGCCGACCTACTAAGAAACACAAGCGACCAAGCTATGTTCTATGACACCGGAATAGAAATAAATGACTACAGCTACGATTTTGATGAACGTCTAAAAGAGGTAAAACGTGCCTTAAAAATACCAATACGAAACACCGAATACGATAGCGATTTAGGTCTAATGATAGACCAAGCAAGCTACGGTGGTAAGCTAGTGATTTATTTCTATGATAGCCCTGGAGACTGGATAGATATTGATGAAAAAAAGAATACCATCGAATTTGAAAACTATCATGTAGCTATAATTGATAACAGCAACGGCTCAGGAGATAACACAGAAATAAACCACAAAACAAGCTTCGCATTTAACAGGGAAAACATATTCATCTGTAGAGAAGTAAGCTACTCATACACTCACGAAGTATGTGGTATGGTAAACGATTGGTGCGAGGGAACGTCTGTAAGCCTTCATAATCGAAACAGAAGGGGTAATACCCCAAAAAGCAAATTAAACGCTCATATCGAGCGAGAAGCGGAATTAGACGCAGTTTACAAGGCGGGAGGATGTACAATAGGAGACATGAAGTACGGCAGACACCGAAACACCACATACATTAATGATTTTCCTTGCGGAAACAAATGCCTAGACTGTGGAACATTCTGGATAGACTAATATTAACCACCAAAAACAAAACAAAATGACAACAGTTGAAATTTACAAAGGAATCGAAATAAAAAAAGGATTTAGAGGTGCTTATACATTTAGCACGGGTACACATAAAAATGCAGGGAAAAGAAACAAAATTCTTTTAGACTCTATTGTTTATGAAATCGAAGGCAAAGAATATAGCTTTTCAATTTCAAGAGGTGGTACTTATGAGGATTATAAAAAAATAACGAGGCAAGAAATAGATTTTCAATTAAGAAGATTATTACCAACTCTTTAAAACAAAACAAAAATGGAAACAGTAATCAATTTAAACAGAGAAGATTCTTGGATAACTTTTATGGATGAAGGTTGGCAGACTATATGGCATCCACTTACAATGAATGATAAGCACTTGCCTTTTGATTCTCATTTTACAATGGAAATAGCAAGGGAAAGGTTTTCGCACAGAGGTTTTGGGATAGCGTCTACATCACAAATGATTTTAGGAAACGCACAAAGAGATAATTTATAAACCAACTAAAACACAACGCAATGAATCAACAACAGCACATCGAGTTCTTATTAAAATTCAAAAAGAACGCAGAATTAAAAGAGTACAAAGATTTGAAAATGGTAATGTATCAAGCCGATATAAGAGGGGAATTAAAACCTGCGGTATCAGCTTTTAAGGGAAAGCAAAAGAACCCCTTTTCAAATTACTATTATTTGACAATCGAATCAGCTTCAAAAGCTATTAAAAATTTCATGGAAGCAGCCGACAAGCGACAAGAATACAAAGAGCAAAAGGCAGCAGAGCGAAAAGCATTTAAACCAGAATTTGAGGTTGGAGATATTTTCGCTACATCTTGGGGTTATGAGCAAACAAATGTAGAGTTCTACCAAGTGATAGAAAAACCATCAGCACACTACGCAGTTATCCAAGAGATAGCACAAGAAGTTGCGGAAGGTTCAACAATGAGTCATGGAATGGCTTGCGATGTTTTACCAGTAAAAGACAACTTCCTAAACGATAAAACAGAACGAAGAAAAGTAGGAAAGCATGGTATAAGTTTTTCAAGTTATCGTTCAGCTTGGAAATGGGATGGAAAACCACAATACAAGAGTTGGTACTATTAATCGAACATGAGTAGCCCCTTCGGGGGTTGCTCGTTTTAAAAATAAAGCAATGGAAACAAAACACACAAAAGGCGAATGGGAAGTATCAAACAGCCAATATCAAAGTAAATTATTTGGAGAGCATACAGGGTTTAATATAACAGCTAATAATGGTCAAAGGAATGTTTGTAATGTAACCCTAAATAATGCAGTAGGAATACCCGAAGTGGAAAGGGAGGCAAACGCCAAACTAATAGCAGCAGCACCCGAATTGTTAGAAGCAGCGATTATTTGTAATAGAGAATTTGATGACCCAAACGATTCAATAGAAGCCTTTAAAAAACTCAACAACGCAATCAAAAAAGCAACATCATGACAAAAAGACAATTAGCATATATAGGTGTAGACTTTTGGAATAGACCTGTATTCAAAGATTCTTTCGGCAATATATTCGGAAACATGGACATATTGTTTAATGGAAACGAAACCTTTGAAGAAGTAAACAAGAAAATAACCGAGGATAACATCTATTATTTCGGAAGAAACATAGATGACGACCCCCAAGGAATAAAGATTAATCCAAACAAAATAACATTAGTTAAAAAACTAGAAACAAAGGAGGACTGATTATGAATTTAAAAGAAGAACTGAACAACCTGGTAGACGAGTGTTTTGACGACATATTTGTAGAAGCACACAGTATTGCCAATACAAAATCTGGAGACATAACGCCAGATCAACAACTTAGACTAAACAAAATCACAGAAGATTTTAAAAAACTCTTAAACGAACAAGTAAAACAAAACCTATAAAAACAATTAAAACCAAAACAAATGGAAACAACACAAATCGAAAAACAACTTCAAATAAAAGTTGAAAGAGAAATAACAGAAATGGTAAACACATTTCTATTGGACATCAGGGGCGCACAAAAAAAGTATGGACACCACAGCTTCTTTTACCTTGAAGACCACAGGGGAGACAAGGGTAAAAAAATAAGCACCCTTACAATAGAAGAATTTAAAACTGTTTTAGTAAAGTGTCTGAAAAATAATCTTTCAGAATATATGCTTAAAGCAAAGACTAAAGAGTTGTTAGATAAATTAGAGTTACTTTAATATTAATCCGCCCCGATTTTGAACTTTTTGGGGTAAAAAAGGAGGACTGATTATGAACACAACAGACAACAACAAACTAATAGCAGAGTTTATGGGGTGCGTAGAAAACCCTAACAATGGAGTATGGAATACTGTATGCCCTTTTGAAGGTAAAGGCCACCATCCTGAAACAATGAAATACCACACATCTTGGGATTGGCTCATGCCAGTGGTGGAGAAGATAGAAGAAGATGAAAGATATAATGTTGATATACTTCAATATGGTACAATAATTAGCAGTAACACAAAAGAACAGGGTTATTTGGAAATAGTAAACAATGTGGCTGATATATCATTTGATAGAAAGATTGACCATACCTACCAAGCAGTAGTAGAATTTATTAAATGGTATAACCAAAACAAGGAGGACTAATTATGAATAATTACAGTTTAAAAGATTGTGAAAATCTAATTGAAAAATATGTGTCTGAATTTAACGGTGAATCTTTAATCGTTGACGAGGGGGTTTTAGGTTTAGGCACTATTTTATTACATAGCGCAAAGGGTAAAAAAACAATTATAATTAAGGAATATTTTGTTAGCAGTTGGTCAAGCGGTCACAGCATTAGGATGTATAATAAAATACCTAAAAAATATTTAAAATTAATTTAAAAACAATTTAAAAGGAGGACTAATTATGAAAGTAATAAAACTAAACAAAAATCAATTAAGCGAATTAATAAAAGAAGACAATCTTCTGGAGTTTAATAGGGAAATTCAGCCTAGACACGTTTTGAAAATGACAAATTCTATACAAAAATGTGGGGTACTTAGACTTCCGGTTATAGGTGATATTTCGTCTTTTGATAAAAGAAAAATGACAATCATAGATGGACAGCACTTAATATCAGCAGTAGCAAAAGACCCAAAAACAACAGGTCCCATTGATTGTATTCTTAAAAAATACAAAAACAAAAGAGAGGTAATTTCAGATATAGCAATACTAAATAACACTCAAAAAACATGGAATGACGAAGACTATTTATATGCATGGTATAAATTCGGAAAAGACAACTTAGAGTATTATTTAAACTATAGTGAGCTATATAATACATATCAAAACTTTGAAGGAATACCATGTTCATTTATGGTCGATCTTTTTGCACTAAGCAAAGACGATTTTAAAGAAGGAGAGCTAGAGTTTAGAGATAAAGATTTTTCAATGAAAATTTTACAAATATGCTTTAAACTAAAAGAAGAATTTAATAAACCAGCACACACTCTACATGGATTAAGAATGTGGTCTCAAAACAGGCATTTTGTAGAAAAAAGAAAAATAGATTATACGAAATTAGAGTCCAGACTGATAGACACTCTCAGAAACACAAACGTAAACAAATTCAATGGAAGAGATGATTTTAGGGAATTTGTAGAAAGAGTTTACACTAAACTTTAAAAACAATTTAAAAGGAGGACTGATTATGTGGAGAAAAGTAAACCTAAAAATACCCAAAAGAGGGTACATCTTAACGCTGTGGAGACAAAGCAACGCTTACAGAGCCACAGCAGTAGCTTATATGCAAAGAGAAGGGCTTAAACAAGTTGAACACGCTAACGGAACAAACTACTTTTTAAACGAACTAAAGGAGGCAATGTTATGAAAATTACAAAAACCTGCATTATAACAGGCAAAGAAAGCACAATGGACTTACCTGTTACCGAAGACCAATTAAGGAGACACAAGAATGGAGAGTTAATCCAGATTGTGATGCCAGAGCTTAATAAACATCAGCGTGAGTTCATTATCTCAGGAATGAGTATTGAAACGCAGGAAAAAATATTTAACATATAAGGAGGAGGTGTTATGAAATTTACAACCGGAGCCACAGTAAGCGTATGTGAATCGTATATTAACGATGAATGTACCCGAAAAACACAAACAAGCCCTATAGCAGCGGTGTTTCAAGAACCTAGCGACACAGGTGAGCTTGTTGGAATAGTTTACAAAAGCAAAACCCTCGACTTTGTGCCACAAGATGTCCTTAAGGTTGTTGAGGTGGATTTATTTGAACACCCAGAACTAATACCAGGATTCATTATGGCTGTTCTCGATACTTGGGACAGCGAAGCAGACCAATACAAAGAACTACAAAGGTTGGTAGGCGAATTAGAACAACTAGGATACACCTTTGACTATTACCTAGATGCAGAGCCACATAACCTTAGAAAAATAACCGACAAAGAAGAATGGGAAAACACCTTATGCAGAAACGGAAAGCCGATTTCTGAATGTAGGTGTTGCTAACGGTTAGGAACGAACTATGCACTATACAAATTGTTGTGTGTAGTGCGGATTATTAACGAATAAAATTTAATTAAGATGGAAAAATTTAAAGTAAAAATAACAATAGTAGCAGAAGTTAGCAGTGATGAATATGATAAAATAGAAACAATTATTGATGAACTTGGTGCTGAAAGTAATTATGAAATACCAAGTACAGATTGTGTAAAAGTTCATAATACTGAATGGATAGATACAGAATTGGAATAGCATTACACACAACGCCTGTATATGAGTCGTGAGGAACGAATGACTGCATATACTTTGTTATAAAACTTTAAAACATGAACAGATACACACTAGAATTAGACGCGCCACACAACCAAGAGGAGCCTGAGCCTTGTCAATATTGCGAAGGAACCAGCGTGGCGTGTTACGCCTGTGACGAACAAAAAGAAAAATGCGACTGCCAAGAGTATGAAGAATCGTACTGCCGAAAATGTGACGGAACAGGAATCAAACCAGAGGACGACTAAAAACTAGAACAAATGAAATATCAAGTTACAAGTACAATTAATGACGATGTAGAGGTGTTAGATTCAATGGATAAAGTTGATGAATACATTAGCTCTGAGCTAAAACTAGCCAACGTCTATGAAACAAAAAACCCTTATACTAGGGAGGATTTTACAATTAAACCAACGACAAACTCATAAGAAATAAAAGATTAATTTGTTTTGTTTTGTTCTCCCCCCGAAAGCAAGGAAAGCCGTAGGGGGGAGTTTAACAAAGCCCAAAAATATCTGAAATGAAAACCTACTTCATGGGAATAGAAATTGACATCTCTAACCCACAAAATATGCCAGATCAACTCAAATACGATATAATTACTTGTCAATATACACTACTAGCAGACGTAACTATAAATCGGGCCGAAGAAACAACCGGAAGCCCACCAGGAACAGAAAAAGAAGCTATAAAAGCAACTATGAGTGATCGTAGATGGCAAAAAAAAATAACCAGATGTATAGCGTATTGCCTAAAAAAAATACCAAATTAAATTAGTTGGTATGAAAAATATTATATATTTGCAGTGGATTCAGCTTTAAACTAACTCTTTACAGAGTAACCCCGTTCGGAAAATTTGAATCCCGCAGCGGGGTTTTTATTTTGAATCCTTCCAGTTAAAACAACCCGCTTGAACCGCTGGGTAAAAAGGTCAATCGGGTGCGATAAATGCTTTTTGTCTGAGAACACTTTGGGGCATTTATTTTAAGGGTTCAAAGGGACAACAGGACAACCCAAAGGCAGTACAAAGAGGTAAGCCTTCCTGTTTGGCAAGTGCTATTGTCATTAAGTAGACCTCAGACTTGAACACGGCACGTTGATTCAAGTAGCCTACGGCTCAAACGGCTCCGCTCAGAACCAGTAGACCAAAGGCAGGGTAAGGCTCCAGAAAAAAATGGGGACTGATCTTACTCTGCCCTTTAACTAAACTCACCTGCTTGAACTATTAGACCTACTATGGTAATTTTAACTAAAGAGACCCTGGAGAAGGGAAAAAGTAAGAGAGGGGGGTGGAGCAATGAGCAGATAAACCTGTTTGGTGTAACCATGAAGGGAAGGTGGAAAAAAAAGATAGTTGGGCAAATTTTCCCAAAAGAAACCATCGACAAATTTCTAAGCCTAAAAGACAAACACCTAAACCACAACCCAAATCAATCAGAACTATGGACATTGACCAACTTATAAAAACATTAAAAAAATACAAACAATCAGGAATAAAACACATCTCAACCAACAGCTTAGGATTTTGCAGTTTTCATCTCTCAGGAAAACCAATACCCATAAAAGATAAATGCTACATCACAATATACTCCCAAGATTTTGATGATAGAGAAAAACCAATAAAAGGGAAACACTACGAAAATATTCCCTGTGAAATTAGCTCCCTAGACATAAGGGTGAACGATCACGGACAGTTTGAAGCAACCGCAGACCTGGTAAACACCAAGCCACTCCCAGAATGGTACGACAGCGAAGATCAAATAACAGATTTTTATAAAGTGCCAATCGACCAACTATGTGATAATGAATTTTGGCTCCAGTCTAGTTGGGAGTAACGGACAGCAATATGAAACGTGCGACAAATACGCAGAAATGATGATACGAAGCACAACAGTAATAATTAAATATTTTTTTTGAAGGGATGGAAATAAACAAAGTATATAATGAAGATTGCAGCCAAACATTAAGTA